CTGATTTTCATACCTTTTGTATTCCAGGCCGAATAGTGCATTCAATCCTGGCTCTAGTTCTTTAACTAGTTGTGATCGTGATATTGCCATAATTTATCTCCTATTCTCCTATTATGATTGTAGTTCAATCAAGTTTGGAACAACCACTACTGAACAGAATCCTGCAGTAATATCCTCATTTTCAGGATCTTCTGCGACTCTTAACAGTCTGAACGTGGCAGCATCCGCACTTGTGTCGTCTATGTCTAGAGTAGCTGAAGACTTACCAGTGATATCGCTACCAGCAGTAGTATTCATGTCATACGTTTCTAGAAAACCCGCTTGGGTTACAGCTGCATCAGTTGCAACTACATATTGCTGAGTTGGACTATCGAATACAAAAGCGTCTATATCTTCTGAGTTCGCTGGGGTTACTTGAGTGTAGAAATTCGCGAACGTCGGCTTCAAAGTTGTAGCCGCGTTGTAGAATACTCCATTCAATGCACCAATAATCGCAGTATCAGTTCCCTGACCTTCGACAATATAACCAGCAGCAGAAGCTACAGCACCACCATTGTAGATCGTTGTAGCATAACCAGCATCGATTTTGTACTTACCTAAGCCTTGTGTAGCCGGAGTTTGTCCGAGCATACCCGCAGCAACAAGTCCAAAACCTTGTGTGTTTCTATTTGCCATTGTTGTTTCTCCTTGTGTCTATGTTGCCATAGACTGGTTAACGTTAATTCGATGATAGGGATTAACCCACGAAATAATTTTATTTCTTTGTACCACCGAAGGTTACACGAGACTGTCTATCAACATTGATAGGCATCCTCTGATCCTGCTCCTTCATAAGATCGTTTGCTACTGCTTCGCTTCTGTCTTTATGACGATTAGTCATATAGTCTTGACGTTGCTGCGCGATCTCGATCGGTACCTTCGCAAGTAGAAGGCCGCCAACCCCAATCACTCCCTTGTATTTCCCGTCTTCGAGAACTGGATAGTCACCTGCGTTTTCAACTTCTTCGGCACGAACTAACTCATAACCTTCTCTTAATCGTCCAGTTACGTTTTTCGTATCTTGAAAGCCTACAACTTCGGCTCTTATCCATCTGTACCTGAATCCATCAGGCGCAGGGGGTGCATCTAGAGATGATGGTGGAACCCACACTTTTGGTCTTTCAGACTTTGACCGTGTTTGATTCGCACGAGATGTTTTCTTTTGGTTTTCTTTTTCCATTTTACGCTCCTCCCGTGTTTTTTATTTGTTTTGCGTACTCTTCGAGTGGCACACCTAATTTTTTAGCGATTGCTACCTGTGATGATGTGAGTTTCACAGTTTTGCGACCAGGTCTTACGCTTCTCTTCGCTGAAGCCACCGTCTGAACGGGGTCGGTCGTGTTTCTAACATCTCTTTTAGCAAATTTATGCGGAAAGTCAACACGGATTCTTTTATCGATTTCTGCATAATATTCATCTGAATTTGAGTCGTAACCTTCTTTTTCAACTAAATCCTTATGAATTTCGAACGCTGTGTATGTCATGGCTCTATCTTTACCAAACCATGTATTTTTTGACGCCCATGCTTCAGCCATAGGATCACTAGGTTCAGCTTGTGTTCTAGGCTGTTCAGGAGCTTTCACTTCTGAAGGTTTAGACACCGCTGTCTCCCTTGCTTCTTTACTTTGTGATAACTTAGCGTTTTCAAAAGCAAGTGTAGCAATTCTCTTATTGGCTTCTACTTGTGCTTTAGCATCACCTGCTTCAATAGCTGCAGCTAATTCTTTTTGTGCCGCTTCTAAACCAGTGTTGATACTTGTTTCGAACTTCTTAATATAATCAGCGTCAGTTTTTTCAAACCTTGTTTCCAAAGCTTGTCTTTTTTCTTCGACTGATTTAGCATATTCAGTAGCTGCATCTCTTTGCCTTTCGGCTTCACGCATTTTACGTGTAAGTTTTGCAATTCTAGCTTGAACTCCTTTGCTATAATCTTCAAGTTGTTCGTCTTCTTTTTTTGGTTCTTCTTTAGGTGTTTCTTCTTGTTTCGTTTCTATTGGTTCTTCTTTAGGGGCTTCTGCTTCTTCTTTAGGCGCTTCGGTTTCAACAACCGACTCGTCTTTTTGTTCCTCTAGATTAATCTCAGCACCTTCGCCGGATGTATCTAGATCAACCATTTTTTCTTCTTTAGTTGGCATAGTTTCCTCCTATGATGTTAATATTCATGCAAGATATCCTCAGGATT